AGAAGCAGGGGAGGTGATTGTTAAAGCATTAAAAGTGTTTGCGCCTGTAATTGTTTTTACTGCTGCGGTTGTTCCTGTAAACGTGACGTTATAAAACGTCATGCCCCCACCGGCAAATGCAATCGTGTTGCCGCCAATGGACATCGTTGATGTACCAGCGTTTAAAGTTAGATTTGTGCTTGTTGTAAATACCGGCGAGTTTGATGATGTCGTAACCGTACTCGACCCCAGCGTAATCGTTCTGACGTTGCTGTTGCTGGACGACAAAGAGCCAGCAGTGACGTTGTAGTTCTTGGTGTCAAACGTGCCGTTGGTGACGGTGAGGGTGTTACCGCCAATGTTCAACGCGTCGGCGAGTTCGACTGAGCCGCCGTAGGTGTCGATGGTGATGTTAGAAAATGTCTTTCCGGCACTGGTAATGGTTTGTGTGTTGCGGCCGGAGAATGCGTAAGTATTGGAGTTTGTGTTTGTCGTCCCAGCCCCGTTTTTCCAGTCACCGTAAACATTTGTCGTGGCATTGCCGTTAGTTAGCGTCATCGCACTTGTGCGGCCAGACATATCCACCGTGCCTGTATATGGAATGGCGGTATCAAGCGTAATCGTGCCAGTCACACTCCCGGCATTGGTGAACGTAGCCGTGTCCTGAGCCAACGGAAAGAAGTCCGTGTTTGGTGTTCCTGTGCTGGTGTCTGACCACCCGTTTGCAGACCAGTTTTGTGCCCCTGCAAGGTTCCAATACACCGTCTTGGGGGTAGATGCAGTGATCCCCCTGATGCCACGCAAGTCACCAATCCGAGTGCCGCTGATCGGTGCAGCAGTGCCAATGACGTAGATGTCACGGAAATCAGCATCAGTCAGGCTTGGTGCGCTGTTGATGGTGAGGGTTTGGGCGAGTCCGTAGGTTTGACTGCGAAACCATACACGGCGGTTTCCTGCTGTGCCTGTGGTGGACAAAGTGCCGTTAATTGTTTGGCGAGAGTCGAAAGTGAGTTGAACAACGCCAGCAGATGCTGGGCCAGAAACGGTTAAGTTGTTGAATGTGTTCGCGCCAGTAATTACGCGAGTTGCAGCAGTGGTATCTGTAAAAGATACGTTGTAAAACGTCAAACCACCGCTATTAATGGTGGCAGTAGCTCCTGACAAATTTATTTGTGACGTTCCAGCATTAAACGTCATGTTTGTTGTGCTGGTAAAAATTATCGCCGTGTTTGCAGTCACCGTAACCGTACTGCTACCCAAATTGATCGTGCGGGTGTTGCTGTTGTTGGACGATAGGGCTGTTGCAGTGACGTTATAATTAGCGGTATCAAACGTGCCTTGCGTAATGGTAATCGTTCCAGAAGATGTAAGCGCATCTCCAAGCGTCACCGTTATTCCTGACCCACTTATCGTAAGCGGGCCAATCGTTTTTCCGGCGGTTGTAAGCGTTGACGTCGCATTGATCGTCAACGTCCCGCTGTAAGTAAACGTCATCCCCGCTACGAGGGTCACGCTGCCAGAGACGGTAATAGCAGTAGAGCCTGCAATGGTCCCGGTAAACCCCGTGCAGTTAATTGACTTGGCCCCGGTGTTGCCGCTGGAGATTGTGCAGGTTACAGCGCCAGAGGTGGCATCGAAAAACACATCGTCAGCCGATGTGGGCACACTTGCGCCACCGGCACCGCCTACCGTTGCGGCCCATTTAGTGCCAGCAGTGCCGTCCCAAGCCGCCGTGCCACCCCGCCAAAATCTGTCGGCCATGTTTACTCCTGCGGAGTTTCAACAGGCGGGGCAGTGACGATGGCAATCCAGTTGTCCCGGCGCTGTTCCTTCATCGCCTCAATCTCAGCATCCGTAAAGGTGTGATCATCAGGCAGATGCAAAGCATCGCGGAACATACCGTGGGGGGTGTCAAACTCAAAGTCGATCTTGATCATCGACGACCCCTTTAACCTGCCAACGACAGGGTATAGGTAACATTGAGTGTGTCCCCGCTAGAAACAGCCCGGTCGCCGGGGGCGGAGAAGTCAGCCGCAGAGAACAGCGTACCAGTCGAGCCGCTCTTGGTGTTGTCGCTGGTCAAGAACGCACCACCCACGGTCGAGGTTGCGTTGATGTTAAACACCGCCACAGAGGCAGAGTTGGTGGCCACAGACGGGTTGGCCGTCGTTGCGGTTGCAAAGGTGCAGGTTGGGCGGGTGGCGTTGCTGTACGGGACAACCTCAGTCCAACCGATGTGAGATGCCATCGTGTCACCGGCAGCAGGGGTGTTCGATGCACCCGCTCCATACAGGCCGATGTACCAAGTCGTGATCTGAGCCACGCTGGTCAGGGCCGTGCCGCACATGTACTGCAAACCCACGTTTACCACGAGGTTGTGGTTGTCGTCTTCCCACTTGAGGTTGCCGTCTTTGTCAAAGCACTGAACTTTGAAGCGGCCCAGCGCCACCATCTCTTCGCCAGAACGGGTGCCAGCCACCAGACCGGCGCTCATGGTATCAACAGATTTTACGATTTCGTTCGACACGGGATACTCCTTAAACAAGTCGGATGAGAGCAGATGTGCTGGTGTTGGCAGGCATCTGTACGGTGAAAGAAACGATAGACGTTTTGTCTGAGCCAAAGTCAAGAACACACACCGCACCATTGTCGCCGGGAGTGTAGATCAACGCCCCACGAGCGGTGATGGAGCCAGTCCATGCAGGGGACGAGAAATTGACGTAGGTGATGCTGCCGCTGGCTGTGTCCTGGCTTGCGATGGTGGCGGTCACCACCTGACCCCCAGCAACGTAATTGCCACCAGAGGCTTCACCAATCGTTGTGTATGCCGTGGTGGTCTGATCTAGCGTGGCGGAGTTGGTGTACAGCGCCAGATAGAACGTGTCGGTGGCGAAGTTGATCGTGCCGTTGGCAAGGCCAGACCGCAGCGTGTTGCAGGAATAATTGCCGGTAAAACTCACGCTGTTACCTCAAAACTGTTGGATTTGGCGCGGTTCATTTTGGCAGGAATCACTTGCAGATTTAGAGGTACGTGTAGCCCCGACACAAGTTTACCCTGTAGAGGCAGCACATGATCTACCTGAAAAGAAATGCCAAGCAACTTAGTTCTTAGCGCGGCCAACTCATAGGCTTGTTCCATTAACCAATGGTCGTCTTCTGTGAGCCACGCGGGGGTGCGCTTTAACTCAGCAGCGTGTCGCTTGGCTTTTATTTTGGCGTAAATATGCAGGTGTGTTTTTTGATACGCCCGCTTCTTTGCGTTCACGACATCAACATTTTTCGCGTGATATTTTCTGGTAGCGACCTTGATCTTTTCCGCAAAACGGTTGTACTGCGTCTTGTTATGCTGCTGCACTTTGATGGGGTTTTCTATTCGCCATACCTTCAACCGCTCTGCACGACACACAAGGCACTCCCCACTAGTAGCGCGACGAGGAGCAACATGCCCATGCTGGCACGCCTTCCCAGTGAAGTACTGGGAGTCTCCCTTTGCAATCGCTGCTTTGCGGGTTGCTTCCATCACTTGACCCCGCTGTTCTGTGGTAACGGTGCCTGTCGGTACTGGCCACTACGATATGAATCAGACCTCTCAAGGCCATCACCAAGTCTGGAAGCGAGCGCCAAAGCTTCTTTGTATTTACCGTCATACAAAGCCATCAAATCGGCTTCGCCTTTTAAAAACGTGTACGCCTCGACCAGAGAGCCATAGAGCAACACCGAGTCAAAGTTGTCACCCAACCATGTTTGCCCGCTGGAAGCCGTTGTGATCGACTCAGGGTAGTAATAGTAGTGAAGCTCAACGCTGTAGATGGCATCAGGAGTTGGCCCCAGAATAAACGACAGCTCATTGGTAATCTGTGGGTTTTCCCCAGAAGTCGTGGTCGGGCCAAACAGCGCGTAATACTTGGGGATGGCCGTGTCATTGGGGTTTGGGTACGCCTGTCGGATGAAGTTAACATCCTTGTTGAGCAAGTACTCATACGCCCCCGTGGCGTCAATCACCGCCATCGAGTAAACCGACAGGAAATCATTGGGGCATGACAGGTACTTGTTGCTGATGTACGTGGAGCCCGTGACGTTCTTTCTTAGGGACGGAAACTGAACCGTGTTGTAGATGCGCTGCTCCGCCTGTTTGACGAAGACAGGGATATTCGCCACAAACTCCGTTTCGTAGTTCTGGGTGTAATCCTGAATCGCAGCAGACAACGCGGCGTAGTTCATGCCATCGGACCCCTAGCCATGACGCCCTTGGTGGCGCAGCCTGTACCACGGATTTTGATGCCGCTGGTTTTCATCGGCGGGTAGTCTTGACTGCGGGTGTTGGCCACAGCCACATTGGCCTTGCGCATGGTCGTCTTGGCGGGTTCTTCACCTACCACAACCGATGCTACTTTTGTAGGTTGTTTGTACGTAGCCATCTTAGGCTCCTTTGCGGCCAGGGGACTTCTGGTTGGCAATCTTGGCCATATTGCGCCCCATCTTGAGCATGTCGCTGTTGGTCTTGCCACCAGCACGCATCTTGGTCATGGGTTTGCCGGGGTGCATGGCCTTCTCGTGTTTATGCACTGCCTTCTTTGCGTCCATCATGATCGACTCCTTATGTCGTTGCAACTGTAACTGTACCAAGATTCACGGTAAGAACCAAGTTGTTTGGCGTTTCGTTTGCGGTAAAAAATGAAGAACCACCAACTGGGTTCCATCCCCATTGAAATATGCGACTCCCGCCCTCTACCGTTCCAGTACCCAATGGACCCGAGCCCGCTTCGATTTGCAACCCGCTGGTCCCAGAAAGCCTGTAGCTTCGGTCCGGACGAGGATTCCTCAAACCTTGAGGATCATCCACCGGGTACATGCCCAACTGCAACTGCGGCTGATCCGGGTCCCAACATTCCGGGCACACCAGCAGTTCGTAGTTCTTGGTCTTGATGACCTCACGCTTAAGCACAGTGAGCTTAAAACGCTGATCACAGCGATCACACTGAGCAATCGCGTTCTTGCCAGAAGCAAACCTATTGCCCACTAAAACGTACCCCCAATGAACTGCTGACGGGGCACGAACCGAATTGCGGCCTTCTCACGATCTTCATCGGCGGCCAACTGCCAAGCCTCGTCATACTGGGCTTTCAGCATGGGCAGTCGCTCCATACCGCTAGGGATTTTCCCGGCGATGTAATAGGACAAGCCCGCCGCCATGCACGGGATGAACCGGAAGGGAACATCCATGACGTTTACACCGCCACCAGCATCCTGCGTTCTGCGAAGACGCCAGTACACAAACTGATACTGCTGGGCGTTGTCCGGTGTTGGCCAGACTGTGACGGCAGGAAGCTGCTGCCAGTAAACCGCCGCCCCGTTGTTGTGGGATGCGGCTGTGGTGTCGGCCTGACCCCGGAAGCAGTTGTATAGGGTATTCCCTGATATGTATCCGTAGTTGATGATTTCAGAGTCAACCTTGATAAACCCCGTGGCAGGCAGGCCAACCACAGAGTTGAGGGTAATCTGATTGACGGTGGCACTGATTCCGCCGCCGCTGATGGACAGGCCGGTCGGGCTCTGCTGGCCGTTGTACCGCTGGACCCAGACTTGGATCGGTCGGGCCTGCTGGAGCTTGTTGGGCAGCGTGGCGTAGGTGGAAACACTGATCCGGGTGATGGTCAGGTCTGCCTGAGTTGCTGCCACGTTGGCCCCAGTGCGGATCACATGCTCCAGAAGATCAATCGTGTCGGTCGGCAAGGCGTAGGTGTTCTGCCCCGGCACAAGGTCAATCGTGCCCTGCTCAATCGTCCAGAGGTTGATGCCACGGTTTGCCC